TTCCTCTTTCGTGAAGTTATTCATCTTCAATTAATCCTATAGCCTTATCCAGTGATATCAGAAGTCTTTCGGCGTTGTCTCGCAACGTCTTTAGAGCGCAATAATCCATCAAATATGAATCGGTATCGTTAATAGTATGGCAATGCATAAACAACCCCCAACGTCGATGATTGTTAAGATGAGTAATCTCTATTCCTTCAAGATTTTGGCAACTAAATTTATAATCTCTTTCTTGTAATGATAATAGGTTCATCTACAAAGACCCCGTTAACGTTCCATACCATAAAGCAGCACAACCCATTATCGCCACGGCTGTGACTGACGTCATTCCTATACAAAGCATTATTTTAATAGCGAATATCATCTATAAAACTCCTCTAGCAAGAAAGATCGCACGGCTGAAAGCCACACGCTTTGCATCACAACAGCTCATCTATAAAACTCCCCACAGTGTTTGCATTTATAGCATCGAGTGAAAACGCCATCCGGTTTTTGGCAAATAGAGAAAGGCGCGTTTTCTTCGGCTTCATGAGTACAGCAATAAGAAATCATCAATCCAATTTTAGCCATGAGTGGTGATACTGGTGCGCCTGACGGTCTTGTATGGCATAAATCCAGCGCATACCAAAGCTCTTTAAATTCATCTCTTGTGAAACTAATCATCTGCGCCACCCTGCTTTAAAAGCCATTGATACACTTCCTCTGGGTGCTTATTTTTATGTTCATCAAAGCAGCTTATGTATCCGGCTGCAAATCTTAATGCTTTTGCTTTGGTATAAACTTTCAGTCCATTTTTTAGAGTAGTAATGTCGCTAAACTTAATTTTTTCGTAGTCAATCATCTAAATGCTCCTTTGTTTCTTCAGCCGGTATGTATCTTATTCCTTTTTCAGTTACTTCAAGTAAAGCCGTTCCATTTTCTAAAATGGCGGCAAAACATTTATTCATTAATTCTTTTGAGTCAGAGTTTAAATCCTGCGTTAATTTATCAATGTCAATCATGTAAACGCCTCTTTCAAAAATGACTGGATACGTTCAACGGCCTTCGCTAACGTCTGCACGTCTCGTTTCAATTTATCAATGTCATCGTATAACATTCCCGCGTCTCTTAACGGTGTTTCAGCTTTTACAAGACCCGCTGGAAAACTGTACAGGCTGCTATCGACCTGCATTTGTGCTTTTATTTTTTCTTCAATGTTCACTTTCCAATCTCCTGTTTCAAACATATAAGACACTCCGCAATCACTCGGAAGCTTCTCACCGACATGATTGGATCGTGTGCCGCCATATCAAGAAACTGCTCAAGCCTTGCAAATGCACGATTCAGCGCTTTGCCTTCGTGCTGCATCTTAAACAAGCGCAATTCTTCTAACTCTTGCCTTTCAGCATCAGTCAATTTTCCGCTCCAAAACATCCAAGACACGCTCAAGGATCTCGCTGGTAAGTTGACCAATAAGATCAGGCAATAAAACCTTACCCGATTGCGAAATTAGAGAATCCATAATCATGACACGCAACAACTTAACCAACTCACACCCTTTCATTACTTCCCCTTAATCTCTATTTGTGGCGTTAAATGCTCCAAGCTGGCTTTTAAAGTTCCACCAGTTGCTTTTTCTATACGCTGCTGTGATCCAATTGGAATATAGCCATATCGCCCAAACCAATTAAGCCAATTAACGTGCGAAATTCCCGTTGCCAACTCAAATTGATTGCTATTAACAAAATGATTTTTTAAGTCTTCTAGTGTCATTACCTCCCCCTTAATTTTGTAAACATTATTACAAAAAGATGTTGCGTTGTAAATACGTTTAGGATACAATTATTGCACGTCACATTCGGCGCAGTTACTTAACTAAATAGGATTAATCATGTATCAACAAGACACGACTGAACAACAACAATTATTAGAAACAAGCATCGAGCGTTTGCAGCAAGTGAATTTCGATATTGCAAAACTCACAGTTGAAAAAGAACAATTGACGAAAGATATCATTGCCGCTCTTGGTCATCAGAAAGAAGGTGAGCGCACGTATGACGTTGGTATATATAAGGTGAAAGCAAAGACCCCCTACATCTACTCGCTAGATACGAAATTATATAAAGCTGGTGAAGTTTATTTGCCGAGTGAATTCGATCCTGTTAAGCAGTCAACGGCTTATACAGTAGATAAAAAGCTGTTTGATAGATATTACTCCACATCGCCTGCCGATGTTCGTGAAGCATTGATTCAGTTGATAACCATTAAGCCTGGTAAGGCGTCTGTTAGTGTTGGGGTGGTGTCATGAGTATATTAGATAGCATTACTATTGGGGCTGTTACAGCCCCTCGAATAACGATTTATGGCCGTCCTGGTGTTGGTAAGTCAACGCTAGCCAGTCAATTTCCTGATCCTTTGTTTTTGCTAACTGAGGAAAACGAGATAACAGGCGCAAAGCGATTGCCTGTCGTTACAGATTTTAAGCAGGTGTGGTCTAGCGTCAAATCGCTGCTGGCGCTTGAAGAACTGCCATTTAAGACTTTGATAATTGATAGCATTTCAAAGCTTGACGCGCTAATTGTTAAATATATTTTAGATAGCGAGCCATTAAATAAAAACGGTCAGCCGCCGTCTAGTTTAAATGCGGCTTGCGGAGGGTATGGGGGTGGGTTTGCAAAAGCTCAGATGATTCACAAGTCACTAAAAGCCATGCTCGACCAATTCAAAGAGCGCGGTGTGACTGTCATATACATATCACACCTTGATGTTGTGAAACATCGCGCACCAGATTCAGAAGACTACGACATTTATACCATTGTCATGAATCACAACAAATCACGCGAAGTATACGTCGATGACGTAGACCTTGTTGCTTTTTGCCGATTAAAGTCATTTACGAGCGAAACAGATAGCGGTCGCACTGTAGTTAAAAGCACAGGTGACAGAGTAATTCATGTTGGCGTTAATGATGGCCATGTCAGCAAGAACCGCTACAATATGCCGGATGAACTGCCAATGTCATATGGCGCATTGGTGGAACACATACCCTTTTACAATACCAAGGAGCAAAAATGAGTTTTTGGAACAGCCCAACAGGTCAACCTATAACCGGAAGTGAAAAAGACGCCTTTATCCAGGATTTTACCACAATACCAGAGGGTACTATGGCTATCGGTGTCATCAAGTCTTGTACAGTAGAGGAAAAAGCGGAAACGCAATATTCTGACGCCACCAAGTTTATAAATGTCATTTACAAGCTCGCTGATGGAGACTTCAAGAATCGTGAAGTAACTCAAAAGATCAAAGTTTTTGACGGCAAACCAGAGGCCATACATCGCAATCTTAATATGCTTAAACTACTGATGACATTATGCGGCTATGATCCATCGCACGATGGTGAGCCAACTAATGAAGATTTGGCTAATCTGCATGGAAAAGTCTTGGGATTGAAGATTGGCGAGTGGTCTATGCCTCGCGCTGATGGCTCAATTGGTGAGGGTAATTTTGTTCGCGAGTTGCACCCATCCGCAGGGTTCGTATGCGAAACAGGCATAAAAACAGAGGTAGTGCATACACGCAGCGCTGTAGAGACTGCGTTTAGCCGTAACCCAAGGGGCGTTGATCCTGTTTTGGATGATGGAATTCCGTTTTAAAAAGCACCTCTATATTTTTTGTTAAGTATTACAATAAGAGGCTGGCGCAATTTAGTGATAGACGCCGGATAGCAACCGGCTATGGCGCATACCTGAGTACAGGTGAAAGCGGGAAAATCTGCGCAAGAATAAAATTGGATAGCCCGCATAAATTATGGCAATGGATATCATGATTAATCTAACAAAGCACATACAAGACACACTTGCGACACAATCCGACAAACCACGCAACTACATAGGAGCAAGCAGCATAGGCAATCCATGCTTGCGGGCTATATGGTACGGCTTGCGCATGCCTGAAACAAAGGTCGTCGAGCCACAACAGAAGATGACTTTTGAAATTGGCAAGCGTTTGGAAGCGTTAATCTTATATTTATTGACTGATGCGGGATTTAGGATTGGAAATTTCATCAGTTATGAGTGCAAAGACTATCCATTGTTTTCAGGAACACCAGACTGTGTTGTTCTTGGATTTAAAGGCGAGATTTACCAGTCACCTTTTTTAATTGAGATTAAAACGGCTAAAAACGATAGTTTCCGCGTATTCCAGAAGAAAGGGTTGCGCCTATCGTGGGCTGAGTATTACGACCAAGTGCAATCATACATGGGTATGAGCGGCATTACTCGCACTGTTGTTATCGCATTAAATAAAGATACAAGCGAGTTTCATGAGGAATGGGTGGAGTTCAACCCCATTTGGTACGCAAGCCTTGTCGAGAAAGCGCGTGTCGTGGGCGAAGCTATAGAGCCTCCTGCGCGAATAAGTGATCGACCCACGTGGTTCAAATGCAAAATGTGTTTTTACAATAAGGAGTGTCATGGGCAATAAACCAAAATTTGATATCACTCAGCCTTTATACTTTAAAGCTGGGGATGAGATAAAAAAGTTAACTTCTATCTCAGTGAAGCTTGAGGGTGATACATACATGTATTTCACTAATATAGGCCGCATAGCAGAAAATGATTTATATGTTTCACGTGAAACATTGATTGACGCGCAGATAAAACATTGGGAATCTTTGAGGGGCGAAAAAGAATGAGCACACCAGGTGTATGGGTTTTAGTTGTTGCGATGCATTTTTATAGCGGACACTACAAGGAGCATATTGAATACTTGGAAGATAAAGAAAAATGCATTGAAGCAGCCCATCAGTTTTATAGAGAGTACTGGTCAACAAATGCAGATAGAGACTATGCGGCAGACTCCGTTTGTTTTAGCCAAATTATTAAGAAAGATTATGTTCTAATATATTGTGATAAATCTGGTTCATGTATCACTAAATGAAAAAACAACTACGCCACTACCAACAAACAGCCGTAAACGAGTGCTGGGATGCCCTAAAGTTAAATGATCATCCTGTATTGTTAATGGCATCAGTAGGGGCTGGCAAAAGCTTGATGCTTGCTGATATCCTGATCACGATACAACAAGCGAATAAACGCGCATTATGCCTAGTCAATAACGCTGAATTAGCACGCAGCAATGCCGCCACATTCAAAGAACAAGGCGGAAATCCATCCGTCTATTGTGCGGCATTAGACAGCAAGGACTCATCCGGTCAAATCGTGTTTGGTACGCCTCAATCGGTCTTAAACGGCATAAACAAGCAAACAGAAATAGCGCATATTGCTTTTAATTTAATCGTAGTTGATGAAGCGCACGCGATAAATTACCACAACCATCGCTCCTGCTTTATGCGCATTCTGCGTCATTACAAACAACAATACCCACCCATGAGGCTGTTAGGCGCAACAGGCACAAACTTTCGATTCAAAGGAACCGCAATAGTTGGCGATGATTGCCTGTTCAAGACGCAAGTTGGCAACATTACCACAGAAAAACTAATTGAAGACGGTTATTTGGTGAAGCCCTCATTTGAAGTAGATCCAAACCTCATCATTGACTTTTCAAGCGTCAAAATAAAACAAAACAGCCAATTCGACCAAAAACAACTAACAGCCGTCATCGAAAAAAGCGCCAGACTTACTGAGCTAATTTGCAAACAAGTTGTTCATATCATGGAAACACAAGGGCGATTTGGTTGTTTTTTGTTTGCTACTACCCGAAAACACGCAGAAGAAATTATGTCTCACTTGCCACCAAACCAGTCAGCTTTGATTCTCGGTGATACGCCACACGACGAACGAACACGCATATTGGACGCTGCAAGAATCGGCGATATACGCTATTTGGTGAACATCAGCATTATCAGTGTAGGTGTTGACGTCCCGGCCTATGACATGATCGCCTATCTGCGTCCAAGTGAATCGTTAGTATTGATTGTACAGACCATGGGGCGAGCGTTGCGATTATCTCCCGACACACTCAAGCGGGAAGCTCTTATTTTAGATTATGCCGGTAACATCGAACGTCATAGCCATTGGGATAACCCTATTCTTTTAGACGCATTAACGCAGACTATAGACAAAGATAAACCAAAAGTCATCATATGCCCCGCTTGTAACGAAATGAACACCGAAACAGCTAGGCGTTGTGTAGGGCGCGTTAATGACCAGCGTTGCGGCTACTATTTTGAATGGAAGGATTGCGCCTCATGTGGCACGCAGAACGATATAGCCAGTCGCCACTGTCGCGCTTGTGACGCCGAGTTAATCGACCCAAATGCCAAACT